CGTTTATGACTGGAGAATGGTATCAAAATACTAAAGGAGGTACAACAACTGCGGGATTTACTGGTGGTAATTTTATTTCTGCTATTATTCACGTTGCGGAAGATTTAGCACGGACAACCGTTGAAGGCCGAATAAATTATTATTTTAGGCCCGATTATTTTATCCCCTTATATTCGGGAGAATATCCATCTTTTTTCAAAAGATTTCCAAACGTTTTACCAATCAATGATAAAAATGGAAATCAAAAGGATTGGATGTCTTTGGCCACACCTTTATTTGATATGATTGAAAAAGGAAGCGGAGTTTGGAATACAAGCAAAAGAACTTATCGTAATTCTACAAGAAATTCTAAAGGCTATACCTACAAAAGACAAGGAAGATTCGCAGATACTTTGTACGGCGATCCTCCAAATGCTAATTATTATATGAAACGAGAGTCAGGTGGTGGTGCCTCTCAATCTATTTTTGAATACCAAACCTATGCGACTAACCATTTAATCAATTATGACACTTGGTTAAAGACACCATCAGAATATACCTATAATTTACATACCGGAAGTAATTTTAGCAATCCGCCAACTTCTCAACAACAAAGCTGGGTAGTCGGATTATTCGAATCTTTATTAATTACAAATCCTACGGAACGATTATCGTGGACTTTTAACAATGGAGTAATTAACAAAACTTATTTAGAATTAAATCCGAGATCTTGGGAAACCGGTTTAAATTCGGGAACTGGCAATTATGATGTATCGCCAGCAAATAGTTTGCTTGGTTTTTTTAGTCCATTTGGAGATGCAACAACTCCGCAAAATAGCAATCACGGTAAACATATTCAATTCGATTTTGAAATAACCGGAAGTTATGGCCGTGATCGACAATTATTCGGCCAATCATTTACTGATTTATGGAATAGCTGCAAGACTTATTCTATTTCTAATTCTTGGGCCTCAAGTGGTGGAGTAATTCCAAATTTTAGTAATTACGAAGGTGGAATTTATACGAGAACTTACGAAGGATCAGGTACCGGTGGGTGGAGATATGTTTCGCCTGGTGTTTCAGTAGCAACTGCAAAGACTACTGATCTTTATAAAGATTACAAAGAATATTTTTTTGATGGATCAAAAAATAAAAACGCATCAGATTTTTATTGGCATAAATTTTATTTAGGCGCCATTGATTGTTATTCACATTTCTTTGTTACGGCTTATATGCATAATATTTGCGAAAAATGGTATTTGTACAATTTAGTACATTCGGGGGATATTAGTCGTAAATTAATTAATGAAATTTTAGGAGTTGAGCAAGGCAAAACAAAAAAAGTTTGTGCATATTCTTGGCGATATATGGAACCAATTGATATTTCTGATTTTGGTTTTGAAAGAAAAGGTTATTTATCCGGAGTAGGATTTAAGAATTATCGACCCAATAATCCACCAAGTCATAACCAATCTTTAGCGGTATGGTCATTTGCTTATTTAGATGGTTTGTACCTTTGGGATGATAATGTGATAGGTGGCGAATATAATAAATGGAGGGAAGAATTTACCATTGAATGGCAAGCATATGGCGATATTTATGAGATTGATAATGGTGCATATGATTGGTTTCATATTGGATATTGGCAAGTTTTACAAAATCGTGACATCGTTGGGGCAAATACTGAATGGGTAAAACCGGAATATAAAAATGGAGCAGTTTGGACATCAAACACGGATGCTAATACGACTAACTTTCCTATTATGTTATACAATGCCCAGTTGCCTATTTCAGCCTATAAATTATCAGCTGATGGAACGGAGGCACTTTTGATAATTACAAATCCATTCAATAATGGATACACGATGTCAACGCATACGGTAAGATTGCCAACAAAAGGAAATCAAGAATTTACTGTAAAGACCTGGGGAAATTATACAAGTGTTATACGATTAAAAAATTTATAAATTAAATTAATATGGCTATTCAATTTGAAATTAAAGAATTAGTTTGTTCTGAATCCATTGACGGATTTGAAAACATCATTGTAACGGTAAACTATAACGCAGTAAAAGATGGAGTTTCGATCCCAGGTAGTTTAGGTTTGACATCTCCGAATGAATCAGCATTTAAACCATTCGAAGAAATTACCGAAGAACTTGTGATTGGATGGTTAGAATCATCGTTGAATTTAGAGGAAATTGAATTTGCTTTGGATTGTGAGATTGCCTATAAAATGGATGTAATTGTAAGCAAGCCATTACCTTGGTTGTAAATATTTTTGATTTTGCTATTTATGGATATTGTTTAACATTTTAAAAATCAACCAATGAAATTAGATTTCAATTTCGACTTGTTAGGATTGGATAGTGAACCAATCGAAGGTGCAAATGCTGGAAAATTATTAGCCACTTCATTAGTGGGGGCCAATAAAGGAAACGCATTAAAAATGTGGGAATGGGCCTTAGCATTAAATAAAGGCGAAATCATTGACTTGGATTCAGTTGATCAAGGAACTTTGAAAAGTTTTGTTGAGGAATCCGAATCATTTACCATCCTTGCAAAGGCTCAATTATTAAACGTGTTAAAAAAGGATTAATGATTTACGATGATATTTTCGTGCCGTCAATTACTGGTGCAATAACTGCTTTTTTAGGTTGGATAGTTGGTAAAAGAAAAGAGAATTTAGATGTTAATGCGTCTGAAATCGCCAATACAAAAGAAATCATTGCAATGTGGAAAGTGACGGCCGAAGATATGTCGGCAAAGGTCAAAGAGTTAAGTGATAAGGTGGATGCACTAACTACGGAGGTGCAAAATTTAAGAGGAGAGAACGCAGAATTAAAACTCAAATTAGGATTAGATGAAAATCAACCAAATAAGTCCAGGAGGTCTAAGATTGATAAAACTATTTGAAGGCATCACATTAAAACCATATTTATGCCCGGCTGGCATTCCGACAATATCAATCGGATGTACTTATTATCCGGATGGCACAAAGGTTAAAATGACTGATTCGCCAATTAGTGAAGTAAGGGCAACCGAAATATTTTTAAATGTTATAAAACATTATGAGCATAGTGTGGATTCGTTTTGCCGTGATGACATTAACCAAAATCAGTTTGACGCCTTGGTTTCGTTTTGTTACAATTTGGGTGCTGGGTCTTTAAAGTCAAGCACATTACTCAAAAAAGTAAATGCAGATCCAAATGATCCATTGATTAAAGATGAATTTCTTAAATGGAATAAATGTCAAGGCAAAGTATTAAAAGGATTAACTGAACGAAGAAAGGCGGAGGCCGATTTATATTTTGGAAGAGTATAGCAATTTTTTGAAAGCGGTAACGATGTTACTGCTTTTGTTTTTTATGGCTTGGTTTTATAAAAATTGGACTAAAAAAGACCAGGTTAATCATTCTTTAATAATCAATCAAAATGATCGCAAAATACTTCAAATCGATTCTGCTATTAACCGCATTCCTTATGCCTACGATGATAGTGCAAGGGCAGAATTTCTTAAAAACTATTCCAAATTCAGGTAAACAAATTTGTTTATCTTCTGATTTAGTCGATGTAATTATCCACGACTTAAAAGAACGCAAGTTATTAATCGCCAAAGATTCAATTTATAGGGGGCAAATATCGATTCTAAAGGATTCTTTATATGTTAGTAATAACAATACCTTAGCAGTTCAAAAATCGTTTCTTACAAGCGAAGAAAAAAGAAAGCGTAATGGTTGGCAAAGGAATAGTTTATTATTTATGATTTTGATCTTTGGAGCATTATGTACGAAATAAAAGTTGAAACTGTGGAAAAACCAATGAGTAAATCCGAAAAAACAACCGAATTGCTAAATACAATGATGGATGTGATGACAAATATTGAATATGTAGATGATGCTGGTTTTGTTCTTCGTATGAAAGTTATGAATAACATCGAATTTTTAGTGGATGAATTGATGGAAGAATACCAAATGACTCGATAATGAATCAACTCCATAAGATTGAAACGGTTAAAAACCATTTCTATGCTTCCAAATTAGGTAAAAAAGAATTTTGTGAGAAGTTCCATAATCAATATGGGTATGCTAATTGGGAGCAATTGAAAAAATTTATGAACGTTAATCATATTCTGCAAAGTGAGAGATCACAAGAATATTTAGAAGGATCAGTAAAAATACAAGATGCCATAAATTATGATCTTGATTTAATTGACAATTTTGGAATTGCAGAATCATTGTCAAAGGAATATGAATCAGCAAAGTTACCCGGTAACTTGAAGAAAATTGGAATCTTATCAGATATTCATTTTCCCTATCATTCCTTAGAGGCTTTGACCATTGCTATCAGACATTTAAAAAATTCACAAATTGATTGCTTGTATTTGAATGGCGACATTATGGATTTTTATTCAATTAGCCGGCACGAAAAGGATAAAGACCTTCGTGACTTTAAACGAGAGGTTGATATGTCAAGGGATTTTCTTAAAAAGTTGCGAGATTTATTCCCGACAATTCCAATTTATTATAAGTTAGGAAATCACGAACAACGTTGGGCCAAATCTTTGCAAGTGCAAGCAGATGAGTTTGCACAATTGCACGAATTACAATTTAACATCTTTTTTAACCTTGATAAATTACAATTCAATATTGTTGAGGATTGGCAAGGGATGGAAATGGGGGATTTGTTGGTGGTTCACGGACACGAGTTATATGGTGCCGGAGGGATTAATCCCTCGCAGAATTTAATGAATAAGACCTTATGTAATACATTGATGGGCCACGTTCATAGAACATCAACAACGCAAAAGAAAACGGCATTTAAGGAGTTTATAAATACTTACACTACTGGATGCCTTACCGTATTATCTCCAAAGTATATGCCATTCTCCCAGCATAACAATGGTTTTGCAATTGTAGAAATTAATGAGGGAAAATCAAAAGTTTTTAATTTGCAGATAAAAGACGGAAAAATTTATTAGATTTGTTCATAAGTTGTTTTTCATAGTTTGTTTAGATAGGTTTAAAGTGAAGCGAATCCCTTCCCGTATTACTGGAGGGGATTTTTGTTTTGATTGAATAAAAAAAGATAGAAAACTTTTTTTATTCGAAAAGTTTTTGTACTTTTGATTCATCGAAAGCAACAACGCATTCGAATGAACCTTATCAAAATGAAAAAAACAATTCAGTACATCATCGAACGGCACAAGGAAGATCCGGAATGCTTGTTTATGGCGCTTGGCTTCATTACTTTCTGCACGGTGGCCTTTTTCCTTCTTCCCTATTTTATCGTTTATTTAGGATGATTTGGCGGATGAGATTTAGGTATCACGAAACGGGGAGTTATTTCGTGACAAAAACATTTGCTAACATATTTGAAGCAAATCGTTTTATTAAACAAGAGGAGGCAAGAGAGCAATCCGAATTTTTAGACTTTAAAATCTTGGAACGTTATGGCCTACAAAACTGAGTTTCCTTGCTTACTATGTTGCCGATTGCACGATGGTCGTGGCAACTGGTGGAATACTACTCAAATGTTTAAAACCGAGCAACAATTTGATCAATTCTTAAAAGATGGAATGCGTGATGGGTACGATGTTGATGATTGGTTCTACATTGAAGGTTATTTTGATCGTAAAAATTAATTAATTTAAACAAACACAAATGAAAAACCTGATTAAAAGTTTATCCGCATTTCAAAACGAATGCCCGATAATACACAAAGACACGAAGGGCCATAATTATACTTATGCCGACCTTCCGCAGATTTTTAATACCATTAATCCGTTAATGAAAAAGCACGGATTATGTTTCAGTCAATTGCTGGAGAACGATGGAATTAGAACAATTCTTTTTCACGTTGAAAGTGGCGAGCAGTTAGAAAGCTTCACAGTAATTCCTAAAGTAAAACTTGGAAATATGAACGATTTTCAGGCAATGGGTTCGGGTTATACGTATTTTCGGAGATACTGCATTAGTTCGATTTTGGGGTTAGTGACCGATAAAGATACGGACGCAGCAGGTACCCAGGTGGCAAGCCCGAATAATTTAAGCCTAACAACAAAAGACTTGAAAGAATTGGAATCAGTTTTAAATGATTGTCAATCTGTGGAGGCAGTTAAGGAAGTTTGGGCAGATGTCGAAGATAATTATAAATTGGATAAAAGAGTAGTTAATTTATTTTCAACGCGTAAACAACAACTTACAAAATAATGGAAAAGGAGTTTGTAACATACGAGCAAGCATTAGCTCTACATGAACTAGGGTTTGATTGGGACACTTATGAACATTATGATTCGCATACAAAAGAGATTTGCGATATAATGAAAGACATTCCTGCACCACTTAAACAACAAGTATTTAGATGGTTTAGGGAGAAGTATGAACTTGAATCTTGTATAATATATAGACGCAGTATGGAAAATAATAAAGAGTATTACGATTGGTTAATAAAAGGGCAAGAAGTAGTTTATAGACACTTCACTACCTACGAAGAAGCAGAAAATGCTTGTATAAATGAATTAATTAAATTGATTAAAAACAAATAAAATAATGGAAAAGAAAGACAAAGTATTTGCAAATGGTTTCATTTTCAAGAAAAATGACAACGCACCGGAATGGGTAGTCGGTCGGCTATCCCTAAAGAAAGATGAAGCAATCGCCTTCATCCAAAGTCAAGGTAATGAGTGGATAAACCTAAACATTGCAAGGGGCCAACAAGGTAATTTCTATGTTGAGTTAGATACCTGGAAGCCTACCAACCAATCAAATCCAAGTTCTAATCAGTCCAGTAATATTCCACAATTTAAACCTCAACCAAATGCAAGCGATGATCTCCCCTTCTAAAGTAGTTTTAACTCAAAAGAAGAACGAAGAATGTTTTGCTTATTCTTGCTTCCAGCACATTATGAAAAGCAATATGGCTTTGAATGTTGACACCCGTCGGATTATAATGGATATGGCTGCGAACGAAGTAATCAAAGGCAAGATGTCTGAAGAATTTTTTAACTCTTTATTTCCGAACGATGCTAATTAAAGAAATTGATAAGTATCAACAAACTGCGGACATTTTAAACGAGAGGGGTATTAAACCCTTCTCGGCCCGCACCTGGTATTGGGAAAACGTACGTTCAATTGCGTATTATAATAGAAAAAACGCAAAAGCAGGGTTTATAAAAAGGCCCGATGTTATGGCAGTAATTAGAGAAGTAACTATAAAAATGCTCGAAGATGCAAGGGAAAGACAAACAGTTGATTGAAAATGCAAATTTTTTGACAATGATCGGCCTAATTGGATTAATTGCTTGCTGGGTGTGGTTCTTAATTTTTTCAAATTTTTAAACTTAAAATAAAATGAAAAATAAATCAGTTTTTAAAGTAGGAGATAAAGTGTTTGACCTACGTAATGGATGGGGAGTGATTAACAAAATTTATGAAGATTTTGTATTTCCTATTAAAGTTAATTTTGATGATACTTTTGATTGCTATACTTATGATGGGAAATTTGATAATAGTAATTTGCAATTTCTTTCATTTACTGAATACAATCTAGAAGGATTCAGCCAAGAAAGACCAGAGGAATTGCCAAAGAAAGGGCAGATAGTTTGGGTAAGAGATAGTGAATTTCAAAGCTGGATGATAGCCCATTTTATGGATCGTATAAATGATTTTTATCAAGTTACTTCAAATTGGAATAAAAAAGAATCTTCATATTGGAAATTTATCACAACCGAAAACCCATATAAAGATGTATAAAATAATAATTTTAATGATGATACTATTATCATCTTGCGTTCGGTTTCCCAATGGTATAGATAAAATTAAAGGCCGGGTAAAGCACACTAAAAGTTTGCGAGAAACCAGGCGAAACCTTCGATTGAATTACCATTACCATCAAACCAAGCTTGGTAGATTTTTTAATTTTGAGGTATGAAAGAACTAACCTTCAACGAGTGGCAAGACCACATCGCACGGCAATTAGAAGTCGATCAAAATAAAATTAATAACGAACCTAAATTACAACTAAATGCAAAAGTCATTCAAAAGTTATCACGAATCAAATCCGAAAATTTACGATCAATTCAAGGAAATCGCTAACCTTTATATTAACAAAGGCGAAAGGCGAATCAAGGCCGAAACCATCTGCGAGATCATTCGATTTCAGTTGATGAAAGAGTTCAATGATGGTCATAAGTTCATTAGATTTTTTGCCCAGGATTATGCAAAAAAGTTCGAAAATGATTTCCCGCAACACGTTGGAATTTTTACAAAAAGATTGGTAAATTTTGAACTTGAAGATTAATTTACTATATTGCAATACAATAAGTCAAGATGGTGAGAGGTCTTGATTTATTCTAAAGGTTTATCATACCTAACTAGGCCAGTCTACTCTCTCACGTAGCTGGCCTTTTTATTTTTAATATGGAAAATTTAAGAGTTAATGCAATTTTATTTTTAGAAGTAAAAATGAAGGAAAAAATGCAATTATTAAATGATGAATTTTATATTGAATATGGAGATATATTTAAATCTGCATATAATAAACAAGAATTTCAAATAGAAGATGCTTGGGGTCAAGGATATTGGCAAGGAACTTGTGATACACGAAATGAAAAAACAAATTATATTGATTTTGATCATTATATTCAAAAAAATTATGGCAGCATTTAGAAAAATTTCCGTTTCCTTTTGGTCGGATTCGTTTGTGGGGGATTTGACACCAGAACAAAAATATTTTTATTTGTATCTGATGACTAATGATAAGACAACTCAATGTGGCATTTACGAAACATCGATTCGGAAAATGTCTTTTGATACTGGTTACAATCAAGAAACGGTATTAAAATTAATTTCATTCTTTGAGGAACAAAACAAAATCAGATTTTCAAAAGAAACCAATGAAATTGCTTTATTAAACTGGGTCAAGTACAATGATTCAACATCGCCAAAAGTTACGGCTTGCGTTGATAAAGAACTTTTAAAGGTTAAAAATAGAGTATTGATACAGTATCTATACAGTATGGATACACATCCACAAGAAGAAGAAGAAAAAGAAGAAGAAAAAGAAAAAGAATACCAAGAAGAAAAAGAAGAAGAAAAAGATCCTTTTTACATTCCTACGGAACGTGACCTTCTTTTTAATAAGTGGTTTGATTATAAAAAACAAAAACGATCTAAGTACACAAAAATTGGTATGGATCAATTGTTTAAAGAATGGGAATTAGTTGGTAATTTTGAATTAGAAAAAGCGATTAATCATTCGATAGCTAATAATTATCAAGGGTTATTTGCACCTAAAGAAAATAAACCTTCAACCAATTCAGAACCGGCACCTGGTAAGATGACTAAAGGTCTAATACAACAACAAGAAATTTATAACGAACTTTTAGAACAAATAGAAAATGGAACTTACATTAATCCCTTTGCAAGAAAATAGAATTGAAAAATATTCTGAACCAATTTTAGCAGATAGCAAGCTAACAAAAACCGAAACAGTAATTTATCAAGCAAGCACAAAGCAGAAAATTATGTATTTGTCTGAAAAAGAAAAATTACGGATTGCAAATACAATTCTTTCGATGGTTAAAGTTAGACTTGGATTAAAAGAAAGAGCCAAGCACGAGGATTCCGTAGAAACTCAAATGATTTTTTCAGATTTAAACAAATTTGATCATTTAACGGAAGCTGAAGTATTATTGGCCCTTGAAAATGGACTTGATGGTAACTACCTAAAAGAACACGAATCAAATGTGTTTTGGAATCCTTCCAATTTTGTTCTTTGGATTAAGAGATATTTGCTCGAAAAGAACGATGTAATGCGGAAGGTTACAAATGCCAAGCCAGCAGATTACATTAGGCATACTCCAAAAGATAAAGAAATTAAGCAACAAGGAATTTTATGTGCCAATGATTATGCTGATCTTTATGCACGAACTAAAGATGCAGATCGCACGTTCAAATATCCAGCCGGTTTAAATTTTCTTTATGATCTTGGTGTCCAATACGGATGGCTTCATTTAGATGAGGAAATAATAGATCAAATTAAAATGGAAGTTGCACCAAAGTTTTTACATTTGGTTAAAAATCCGGCTGATGTTTTTGAGAATACGGAATTTATTTGGGCCTATAAAGCTGAATGTTACAAAAGGTTTATAAAAGACCTGGTAACGTTTGAGGTTCGAATTGATACAAACGGAAAAATCAAACCCATAGGCTGACAAATCATTTAATTAATTAAGATTGAAGACAACATTATCATACACTAAAAAAATTATTCAACTTTTAAAAAATCAAAAATGAAAATTAATTTACATTACTCGAAAATTAATACGACTGGAGACATTCCCGTACTTGAATTTGATGAAATATCACATATTTGTTATTTTATTGAAGAACTTGAAATTCATGATGAATCATCTGAATTACTTTTTGAGGGATTTAAAAAAGTATTTTTATTAACTGATGGTTTAGAAATTTTTGTAACACAAGAATATTATATTTTATTTGATGTATTTCGCTATAAATTATTTGCTTTATTTGAAGAAGATGATTTAAATCACGTTCATTTATTTGAATGTGGATCATATGAGGAAGCCTATGATTTAGCATTAATGATCAAGGAAAATGAAAATTTAAGTGAAAGTTTACAAATTGGAGTTGTTGGTCAAAAAATTGGATAATGAAAAAAATAATTATAATAACGATTTGCTTTGCATTGCTCACGCAGATCACTCACGCATCCGATGTATTCTTTAATATTTCAAGGCAGACAACACTCGACTATTTAATTAGTTGGGTGTTTGCCTTTTCTTTGGAATCATCTATCTTGATTTTTACATTACTTGGTAAGAGAAACACGGCTATCTTTTTTGGGCTTATTTCGTGGTTGATAAATCTTCTTTATTACTGGGTAGAAGTCGGAATGACTCAAAAGTTTGTTGCGATGAATATTATTTCATTGATCATACCGGTAACCATCTTTTTTTATTCGGAACTAATTAAAACTGACAAACGTAAAAACTTATTAAAATAATGGAAAAAATTAAGATTGGAAATTATTGGATTCTTGGTAAGGAAACCAACGGAATTACTTTGTTTCCTTTTATTTTCTTACGAAAATCTTATGTCGATAGATTGGCTGATTGGAATCGTAAAAATTTAATCAATCATGAATCAATCCACTTAAAGCAACAAGCAGAACTTGGTGTGGTATTCTTTTATGTGTGGTATTTTTTAGAATTTTGTATCAGAACTGTACTAATTGGGAATACCGATGCAGCTTATAAAAGGATTTGTTTTGAGAGAGAAGCATACGAGAATGAAGGCAATCTTGAATATTTCAAAACAAGAAAATTTTGGGCATTCCTTAAATATTTATGAAACAAGAAGAACATCTCCTCCAGGTTTCAATTTGTAAATGGTTGGATCTAACACAAGACTTTCCATATTTTGCAATTCCGAACGGTGGTCTAAGACATAAGTTAGTTGCCATTAAATTAAAAAGAGAAGGGGCCAAATCAGGAGTTGCAGATATGTTTTGGATGGTTTCAAATAATAATTGGAAAGGTTTGTTTGTAGAGGTTAAAATTGAAAAGGGTAAACAATCATTAAGCCAAAAGGAATTTGGGGCCATAGCGATAAAGCACGGGTACTATTACGCAATTGTGAGAAGTATTGATGATTGTATTTATTTAATTAACCGATTCAAAAAAAATGAGATCTAATTATCTTGATGCCATTGCCTGGATAGATCAGCAGTTGACCAATCCGACACGACAAATAAAAGTAGGATGCGAAACTATTCTTGATTTGAATTATTCTTTGATCCTTAATCGAAAGCAGATTTTAGAAAATTCGGGGCAGTTGTCTTATTCAGCATTCGGAAGAACTAAAAAAATCAAGGATTTCTTGCAATTATTAAAATAAAAATGTAAACTTTGTAAAATAAATTAGTATGACACTCCGTTCAATTCCTATTCCTAATTCTAATTTTTGTAATAAATTAGATCAAGAATTATCGAAACAAGAATTTATCGATTTAGTTAATGAGCCTCCGCACTACAAAAGTAAAGGCGGTATTGAATCTATTGAGGTAATTGAATCCTTTGAATTAAATTTTAATTTAGGGAACGTGATTAAGTATATTTTAAGATCCGACAAAAAGGGTAACAAAAAACAAGATTTGGAAAAGGCACAATGGTACCTAAAAAGGGAAATTGAAAAGTTTAAAGGTTGATGTCAAGGAATGAAATCATTTCAACGCTATACGAATCAAAGGAGATTGCCCAGGCACTCCGAAAGATGCAACCGGCTTCACTCCGAGAAGAATTAAGACAAGAAATGTTTATGGCGCTATGTAATATTTCAGATGAGAAATTTTGGGGAATTTATAATAATAATGGTATTCCAGGTTTAAAGTTTTGGTTGGTTCGTACGATGCTTAATATGATTTATTCAACCGGCATTAATACTCCATTCTTTCGCCATTTCAGACAAAAAAATGAGGAGTTTAATGTAAACCACGAAGTAGTTAATTTCGATTCTTTAAACGAAGAAATCCAAGAACGAAAGGAAATGTTATTTTCAAAGATAGAGGAAGGAAGAAAGCAATTAAGTTGGTACGAAAATACATTGCTTGAAACTTATATGGATTTAGGATTTAATCAAAAGGAATTAAGTCGCAAAACAAAAATTCCATATCAATCCGTTATTAAAACCATTATGATAATCAAAAAGAAACTTCGAGAGGAATGATCAGCACTTTAATTGCATCCGTATTTTTTTCAGTATACTTCAATATGACTAATTTACATCAGTCATTCAAATTAGATTTCAAGCCGTTTAATTGTACACCTTGTTTATCCGTTTGGTCTGCGGTTGTATTTTATTTATTGCCGATTCAGATCACGGAACTTATTGCCTTATTTTTTAGTGCTGGAGTAATCGGGCCTTACCTTTTTAGATTCATTCATAAATGACACAAAGGGAACAGAATTTTTTGAAAGAACACGAGGCTAATTTTGTGGCCGTTGAATTAGGGTACACACGAAATATAGACTTTCACGTGATAGATCAATACGTTTTAATTTATAGAAATTACATTGATCAAAATTTTATTCTTAATGCCTGGTGTAAGCATTGTGTCTTTGATATGCTAAAAAGAATAAAGAACTATTACGACAATAATCAACCAATCGAAATCAATGTCCAACCTAAGAATAATAGGAGTAGGAAATAGCACTTCCGGAGTGACCTATCATCGTATTGCATTACCATTGTCCACGATGAAAAAAGAATATTGTCTTTTGACCGATGCACTTTCGGAGGAGATGATAATCGAAAAAGAAATTAATATCTTAGTTCTAAATCGATTCTTAGAGGAGATACCATTTTCAGTTTTGATTGAGTGGAAAAGGAAACACGGTTTTAAAATTGTTGTTGATATCGATGATTATTGGGAGTTATTCAGTAGTCACTTATCAAACAAAACTTATCAGTTACTAAATATTCCAACGATCATTCAGAATTATATCCGGATGGCTGATTTAGTGACTTGCACGAATGATAGATTATATTCTAAAATCATTGAGCATAATAAGAAATGCGAAATTATTCCAAACTCATTACCTTTTGACAAGGATCAGTTCACGGCATTCAAGACTGAACACGACAAAGTAAACATTGCACATACCGGATCCATCACTCACTTTCCGGACATCAAGCAATTAAAGAATCCATTATTAAACTTATCAAAGTCCAAATCATTTGTTGATGCTACCAGGATGCTTCTTTGTGGATGGAATGATTATAATAAATGGCATTGGACACAAATTGGTAATATTTACACGGCCAATGAAAAGCTAAATTATAAGATTATCGAATCGGCTCACTTTTCGTTCTATATGAATTTTTATAACGAGGCTGATATGTTGTTGGTGCCATTGCTTGATAATAAATTCAACCGGATGAAGTCAAACCTTAAGGCATTGGAAGCCGGGGCCAAAAGGATTCCAATATTGACTTTTGATCGTGATCCGTATGCAGATATTCCGACCATCTTTAAGGTAGATAATTGGGAACAAGATATTAAACGAATGGTGTTTAGCAAGCATATGCGAGAGGATTATGGCGAATCCAATGCGGAGTATGTTCGTGAGCATTACGACCTATTTAAAATAAATGAGAAGCGTTTTGATATTTATACTAAACTGATCGATTGTTAATTGTAATATGAAAGAACCGAATCGAGAACGAAAACAAGAGATTAAGTATAGTGTTGTTTTAAATGAGGAGCAAAAAGAAGCAAGGAATTTAATTAAAGAGAACCAAATAGTTATAGTAACGGGTAGGGCTGGATCGGGTAAAAGTTTAGTATGTGCATTGGCTTCCTTGGATTTTTTGAACAAAAAACAATGCAATCATATTTACATTACCAGGGCAACGATTGAGGTTGGTAATTCTTTGGGATACCTTCCAGGTTCATTGGATGATAAATTCAATCCTTATTTAGAAGCATTCCAAGAAAACCTGGTTAAGTGTGCCGATAAAATAAAGATTCATACAATGGTAAAGGATGAGAAGATTGTTGCTTATCCGGTGCAGTTTATCAGAGGTAAAACGATTGATGATATTTTAGTAGTTGAGGAGGCCCAAAATTTAACAAAGGCTGAAATGTTAGCCATATTAACAAGGCTGGGTAAAACCGGTAAGATCATTGTGAATGGGGATAATGAGCAGAAGGATATAAAAGAAGGGTATAATGGTTTAAGTTTTGCCATTGACTTATCTAAAAAGATTGAAGGAATTAAGTGGATAAAATTAAAAGAGAATCATCGATCTGATTTAGTAGGTCAGATTCTTGATTTTGAATATAATAATTAATAAAATGCCGGTAATTAAATGTTCTAACGGAAAATGGAGGATTGGCTCCGGCGCTTGTATTTATGATACGGAAAAGAAAGCCATTGAAGTTTGGCAAGCAATCCTCGCAAGTGGAGAATACCGGGCAGATAGTAATAAAGTTTCTTTTGATTTCGATGACACCTTATCGACACAAAGAGGTAAGGAATTGGCGAAACGAAAAATTCAAGAAGGGAAAATAGTATACATAATTACGAGGAGACAACAATCGGCCTCCGCAGAAGTTTATAAAATTGCCGATGAAATAGGAATCCCACATTCAAGAGTACATTTCACGAATGGGAAAATGAAATGGGAAGAAGTTAAGAGGTTAGAAATTGGCACGCATTATGATAACAATCAAAAAGAGGTTGATTTGATTAATGAGAATACGGATACAAAAGGTTTTAAATTTCAGTTTGTGGAAACTTATAATGATTATCCGGAAGCAGCAGTAAACAATGCTAAACGAGTTTTAAAATGGGTTTCAGAAAATGGATGGAGAACTTGTGGAACACCCGTAGGCAAGATCAGAGCAAACCAATTAGCAAATAGAGAAGGCATTTCGAGAGACACAATTGCCAGGATGTCAGCATTTAAAAGGCATCAACAAAATAAAGATGTCCCCTATGGCGAAGGATGTGGAGGATTGATGTGGGATGCCTGGGGAGGTACAGAAGGAATAGAGTGGGCAAGTAGAAAATTAGAGCAAATAGATAAAAATAATGGCAAGACCAAATAAAGATATTGACACGCAAAGACTTTTGGAATGGGCCGAAAAATATATCGACCATTGCCTTGAATCTACCAAAGAGATTGCCACTTCATCGGGAGTTAAAACTATTCGTGAACGGCATTTACCAACTATTAGTTTTTTCTTATTAGTATGGTTGCCACGGCAAAACTTTGAATTTTATAATAGATCAACTTATTATCAAGTTTTGTCTAATGTGAATCATCCTTGTCACGATGCAACAAAGCAGATAGATGAGATATTTAGATCATTGGCGGCGGATGTAGTGGCCAATGAAGGTAAAGGTATATTCTATGCTAAGAATCTTTTAGGATGGTCAGACAAGGCAAAGAACGAAGAAAAACAAGAGATAATCATAAGTTTTGCAGACGAAAATAGTCCTTCCGAAACCGCATAAAAATCAAGCCAAGGTTTTAAACTCCAAAGCAAGATTCAAGGTTCTAATGTCGGGCAGACGGTGGGGCAAGTCATTGATATGCCAAGTCATCACATTTTTAGAAGCGGTCAAAGGTAAAAAGGTTGCATACATTACACCTACTTATCAACTTGCAAAGGTTTTCTTTGATGAACTTTGCATCTTAATCCCCGATACCATTGCCACGGCAAATCGTAGTGATTTAACATTTAAATTAACAAGTGGTGGATCAATTCGATTCTTTACTGGTGAAAGACTTGATAATCTTCGGGGCCTTAAATTTCATTACGTTATTATTGATGAAGCATCATTCATAACTGATTTAGAAAGCGGTTGGAATAATTCAATACGGCCAACGTTAACCGATTACCAGGGCCGTGCTATATTCCTTTCAACTCCACGAGGAAAGAATTATTTTTATTCTTTATTTCTTAAAGGTTTAGAACCGAATGCAGAATGGGAATCCTTTAAATATTCGACCTATGATAATCCATATATCCGTAAAGAAGAAATTGATTCTGCAAGAATGAGTTTACCGGAGGTTGTATTTGAACAAGAGTATATGGCGAACCCAGCAGAAAACTCCGCCAATCCGTTTGGAAGCCAGGCGATTGGGAAGTGTGTTTCTGAAATGTCAATTAATCCGGTTAAATGTTACGGAATAGATTTAGCAAAATATTCCGACTGGACTGTAATTATCGGATTAGATAATAGTGGAAATGTGGCTTATTTTGAACGATTTCAAAATGATTGGGCCTCCACGCAAAACAAAATACGGAATTTATCAAAGGTTCCGATGTTAATTGATAGTACCGGTGTAGGCGATCCGGTAGTTGAGCAATTACAACGAGAGGGATTAAATGTGGAGGCATTTAAATTCACAAGCCAAAGCAAACAAGATTTAATGCTGGGCCTTCAAGTGGCTATCCATCAAGAACGGATTCATTATCCCGAAGGAATTATTAAAGAGGAACTTGAAATCTTTGAATATCAATATAGTTCACACGGTGTAAAATATTCTGCACCTTCCGGTTTTCACGATGATTGCGTGATGGCTTTGGCTCTTGCCTGGCGAAAGTTTGATTTTAAATCAGGCACCGGTAGATATAGTTTTGCGTAATTACTTATTTATGTTTATGAATTGGACAAATGTTTCGGTATGGCAGATGCAACAAATCTCCAACCTATTATCTAAAAACGAAGGAGATACCAGTCTCGATATCGCCGTTAAGACTTTGGCTATTTTAACGAATAGAACAGAGGCCCAAATAGATTCGTTAAGTCTTGATGAGTTAAGCCATCAGATCAAAGATATTGCATTCCTAAACGAATCACAACCGAATGCCAAGCCACAAGATTACATCAAAGTAAACGGTAAGAAATACAAGTGTATTTATGACATTCGAAATATGCCATATGCCAGGTATATGGAAACCAAGTTTTTCGGAAATGATGTGATGAACAACTTACATAAGATTGGGGCCTCAATGGTAATGCCAATGAAAAAGACTTGGTTTGGTTGGAAGGTTGACCAGTACGATGCAAGCAAGCACGAAGAATATGCCAATGATTTATTAGAGGCAAGTTATGAATCAGTTTACGGATCAGTGGTTTTTTTTTGTCAAATATACGTTCAATCGATAAACAATTTAGCGGACTATTTGAAGCAGAGATTGACAAGTCAGGGGATACCGAAGAACGAGGCAGAGGAAACGATAACGGTTTTATGCAACGTTTTGGATGGACTTACCAAGCTACCATCATCGCAGAACACGAACGAATTAAACTCGAAGAAGTATACGGACTTTCAACAATTCAATGTTTAAACGCATTAAGTTATTTAAAAGCAAAGAATGCATTTGATAAAGACCAAATTAATAAAATAAATGCCAAGTATTAGCCAATCGCAAAAATCTAATATGGACGTCCTTAATAATTTAGGGGCCGAAAAAACTATTTCTAATCTGAAATTAACCGAAGTAGAGGCAGTAATGTTTGAAGCTGCGAATCGGTTTATGATGATGGCTAAAAAAACAATTGAAAGAAAAGGCAAAGTCGATACCGGTAAGATGTCAGATCTTAAAATTAGTCAAGTAATTCAAACCAAATACGGAAGTTATTCGATTATGATTGGATATGATAAATCAAATCCGGCAAGTGAATACTATGATTATCAAAATAAAGGAGTAAAAGGAATAAAATCAAATAAACCAAATTCAAAATATTACTATAAAGAATCTTGGGTAAGTAAAAAAATGATTGAGGCTTTAATGCAATGGTATTTACGGCACAAAAGTTATATAAGAAGCGAGGATCAAAGAAAGAATTTAACGGCCAATCAAAGGAAATCTTTAACTGTTGGAAAATTTGCCGATCCTAAAAAACGATTGTATTACGTTGCCAAAAAAACTGCTGAAAGAATAAAAGCAAGAGGTATGCCTCGGGTTGGATTCTTTGATGATAATCTTGATAAGGTATTTAACGAAGCATTTAGGCAAAAATTAGCCATAGCAATTGGCGAAGATATAGTAATTAACATTAGACAAAATTTCAATGGCAATAACAATACAAAGTAGTCCAACGGCATTCAGTTCGGCTCACGATGCTTTATATCACGTTGTGACTTCCAGCAATGTCGCAAATTCAAACTTTAAATATGTATTTGACTTATCTATTGGTGGAAACCTTGTCTCCACAATTAAAGCCTTTCCAGATTCCGGAGGTTATGGGATATTCGATGCAAGTCCCATTGTCCGAAACTACTTTGATAGCGGATTTAACCCAAACACAAGCACGGTTTTACAAAATGCAAGCACCGGTTTATTCTGCAACTACACGATTGCCTATGGCGAAGAATACGGAGGAGTAACATATCCAAACCTTACAACCATTTCAACCTATTACGGATGGAATTATTCGGCTGATCCATTCGGAAATACCTTGGGAGATTATGCAAATAAGTTTGTAACAAGCAGAGATAAAACGAATTTAGAGGTAATAAGTGGCGAGAAACTATTTATGACTTATATGAATACGGCTGGCACCGGTGTAATGGCTTCGATTCAAAAGATTACAAGCAATGGAACAAATGATGGAAGTGCTTCCGTAGGTGCGACCTTATCCACATCAAATACCTTGCTTTTAGATTTATCCCCTACGGCAATCAATACCTATTTAGGTAGTTCATTCATTACATCTACGACATATGGCTACCAGGTAACTGTTGGAAGTGATACGATAACCATTACGCAAGTTGTAGCACCAAAATGGACACCTATGTTGATAACGTTTCTTAATCAGTACGGAGGATACGAGACATTCGGATTTCGTTTATTATCGAGACAACAAAAGAAATTTAACCGAAGCACCTACAAAGTCAATGAATTTGTAAGAAGTGGAAGCAATATGATTAATAAGAGTGGGGCCAATGTCTTTTATGGTGGTGTTCAATCATTTGCCGGGGTGGTAGATTATTCCTATTTGGTTGTTAGTGATTATTTAAATGTAAAGGATTACAATGTAGGGAGTCAATTGCTTGCTTCTCCCGAAGCCTATTTGCATTTGAATGGTTCTTATTACCCGATTGTAATGCGTGTGACTGATTGGGCAGAAAAGAACCTTACAAGTGATAAGAATTTTAACTATGAATTAACTTTTGATTTATCTATTAAACAAGCCATTCAATACCGATGATCACCGAAATATTTATAGAAAATGTGCGTTTGGATTTGTATCAAGATATCGGTGCGGAGTTGAATTTTAATATCGATGACATCAAAGATTTTTCAAGTCGAAATACAAACTATTCCAAAACAATAACCATTCCAGGCAATGCGAACAATAACAAAGTTTTTGGCCACATATATAATCTTGGGAGTGCTAATAATTATTTCATTTCAAATCCTTTGCTTCCAAATGTTGGTTTTAATTTTGATCCATCAAAGCAAGCAAGTGCAAAAATTTTTGTTAACAAGATTCAAGTCTTTAAAGGAGTTATTCGATTGCTTGAAATCAAAATAAACAATGGGGCCATTGATTACGAGTGTGCAGTATTTGGCGAGTTGGGAGGATTAGCAAATGCAATCGGGAATAAAACTTTAGAGGATTCAGAATTTGCAAACTCATTTAATACTTACAATGTTGCTTGGACTGAAGGTAATATTACTAATTCTTGGAATGCCAGTGGAGGTACTGGAGTGGTGTTTCCTTTTATTGATTACGGAAATATTCGGAATGGAACGCACAATATTCATATGGATGCATTTAGGCCCGCATTCTTTGTTCACGAAATATTAGACAAGATAATTACATATGCCGGGTATACATATTATTCGGCTTTTATGGATTCGCCATTCTTTAAAAACTTAATCATTCCGAACAATACTTCGGAGATGGAACAAGTAAGGGCCAATCTATTAAATGCTCAAATTTTTAATATAATTACAACGGCTACCGATTATGCCTTTGTATTTGGAAGCATTAACCAATACTTATTTACTAATTCCGTAGGTATTACGTTCACATTTACCGGAACGACTGGAACGGTTGGAAACTTTACGATTAACGGAAGTGGATTAATTCGTACAAATCAGAATGCGACCATTACTTTATACAAAAATGGGGCTGCGATTCAGACTTTTTTGCTTGCCGATAACAACAATAACGAATCAGTATTTACAATTAATTCGACAATAAGCCAAACTTTGACAAATGGCGATTACTTTTCGATGGATATTTCATCCAGTTCGGCAAGTAATGGATCATTTAGGTTCACTATTGACAACATAACTTTAGATTTCAATTCGACTAATCCCCAGGTATTGACTGCAACGTATGGGGCCACATTAATTATGTCTAATTTATTCCCTAAAGGAATTTATCAAAAGGATATTTTAGCAAGCATTTGCCGAATGTTCAATTTATACGTTTATGAATCGCCTAATCAATACAATCATCTATTAATTGAACCATATGTAAACTTTTACGCAGTTGGTGGATTTGTGAGCATTGATGATACGACTGATTTACTTTTGCACGGAGAAGCTGGAGATAGCACCGGTTTGATTTCTATTTCTAATACTGATATTGCGGATCCTTTAGATTGGACTTTAAAACTTGATTATTCAAAAGAAATTTCAATCAAGCCAATGTCTGAATTGAATGCCAGGTATTATGATTTTAAATACAAAGAGGATGATGACTATTTAAACGATGCTTATCATACAAAATATAATCAATCCTATGGCGATCGAATTGAGGATGTAAATTTTGGATTTACTTCGGATCATCAAACCATTGATTTGATTTTTTCTTCTTCCGTTTTAACTGCGAGTACCGGAGATGAAAAATTAGCAGTTGGAATATTTAAATTAAACGATGCAGTCCAAGAGAGAAAAGATTCAAATATTAGGATTTTACAATTCAAAAAGAAAACGGTAAGTCAGTCTTGGAATTTAAAAGAACCATCGGCGGAAGGTGAAGGGAATAAACAAACCGGAATTACATCTTACGGATATGCTGGACATTTTGATGATCCTACAAATCCGACAAGTGATATAAATTTTGGAGTGCCAAATGAAATTCTATTTACGTTAACGGTTCCTTATCCAAGTGCTAATTTGTACACGGCTTATTGGGGATCATATTTGGCCGAGATCACAAGCAAGGATAGTAAATTATTGAGTTGCTATTTATATCTAACGGCCCAGGACATCAATTCTCTTGATTTTTCTAAACTGATTTATCTTGAAGGATGCCTTTGGCGATTAAATAAAGTAATCGATTTCAATCCGTCAATCAACCAAACGACTAAGTGCGAATTATTAAAGGTAATTGAATTAACATACTCATAAGATGGCCCAGGAAATAGTCGGTATTAAATTAGAAACGGATACCCGAAGTCTAAGATCGCAATTTAAAGAGGCGATGGCTGAACTTGCAAAATTGCAAAATCAAGCCGGTGCAACAAGTAAGGAGATCGCCAATGCAGCCAAAAAGGCGGCAGAGATAAAGGATAGGATTGCAGATGCAAAAGGAACAATTGACGCATTTAATCCCGATGCTAAATTTAAATCATTTGGTCAGGCTATTTCGGGAGTTGCTGGTGCTTTTGCTGCGGCTCAGGGTGCATTTGCTTTATTCGGAATTGAATCAGAGAACGTACAAAAGCAATTATTAAAAGTTCAAGGTGCTTTAGCATTATCACAAGGTTTAAACACGGTTTTAGAATCAGTCGAAGGTTTTAAAAACTTAGGTAGAGTAATTCGTGATACTGTTGTAACATCATTTACAACGCTTAAAGGAGCAATTACTGCAACTGGAATAGGTGCTTTGACTATTGCTTTAGGGTATTTAATAGGAAATTGGTCAACATTAACGGCTAAATTAACTACTGCATATCCAATTTTAGTTAAAATAGGCGAAACAATTGGGGCAATAACCGATAAATTAACTGATTTTATAGGCATTACTTCACAAGCAGATCGCGATTATGAGAAGGCAAATGAAATATTTCTTAAAAGAAAGACCATTATTGAAGGTCAAATCGAGTTATTATCTGCACAAGGTAATAAAGAGGAAGAAATTTATAATTTAAAAAAGGATTTAGTAAATCAAGAAATTGCCAATTTAGAAAATAAAAATAAAACAGTTGCTGGATTAAATAAGGATGAAAAGACTGAATTAATAAAAAAGCAAAATGAATTATTGGTTTTGGATGCTGGATTTAAAAAATACCAATTAGATCAACAAAAGCAAGCAAATGAAAAACGAAGGAAGGAACAAGAAGATGCAGATAATAAATTCAATGATAATTTGCAAAAAGAAGGAGAAACTCAATTTGCAAATAATAAAAAAATAATAGATCAAATTAATCAGTTAAGATTTGATCAATTACAAACTGAAATAGATACATTAGATAGATCTAATTTAATAAAAGAAAACGATTTTGAACAAGATAATATTCGCTTACAATTAACAAAGGAAAGATATTTAGAGCAAAGAGATTTAGAATTAAATGCAGTAGAAAATACCGAAGATGCAGAAATTAAAAAACTGCAAATTAAAAAGAAATATGCTGACTTAATATTTAATATCGATAAACAAGAGGAGGCAAATACAAAAGCGAGTGAAATATCAAAATACAATTTAAAATTAAAATATGCAGATTTAGCAATTCAATTAGGGCAAGTTTTACAACAAGCAGCCGGTCAAAATAAAGATTTAGCCATTGCTGGAATTATTGTTGAGCAAGCCGGTGCGATTGCTAAAATTACAATGAGCAGTCTTACAAATGCAAGTACAGCCGGTTTCCTAACTCCAAAAGGAATTGCAGAATTAGCCGCTGGTGCTTTAGGTGTTGCAAGTGCAGTTATTGCCGCAAAAAATGGAATTGACACAATTAATAGTACAAATATTCCTGGAAGTAGTTCGGGTTCTGCACCTTCAGTAAATACATCCGCACCAATTATGCCTACTTATACGGCACCTCAAGCTACAAGATTAGATCAACAATCTTTAAATACTATTTCAAACGTAGTTTCCAGAGCCTATGTAGTTGAATCAGATATTAGTGGAGTTACAAAACGAGTGCAAAGAATAGAAAACGCAGCAAGAATTTAAAAAAATAGATATGGATTTACCAATTTATCAATTAGAAATCAGCGATGATGTCAATGATTTGAGTGAGGTTGACTTTGTGGCATTGGTTGACAAGCCAGCAATTGAACGCAATTTCCTAAGATTTAAGGAAAGCCGTGCAAATTTTGTGATTCAATCAGAAGAAAGGCGAATAGTTTCGGGGCCATTGATGTTAGCCGATACACCGATCTATCGGAATGATGAGAATGGCGAGTATTATGTAATGTTTACAAAGCCAACAATTGAGAAGATAGCACAAAAGTTTTTTAAGAAAGGTTATCAGTCAAACGTTAACTTGATGCACGACAACAATCAGGCAGTTGATGGAGTAACGATGTTTGAAAGTTGGATAGTTGACCAAAGTAGAGGCATTGCATCAATGAAAGGTTTTGAGGATGCACCGGATGGCTCTTGGCTTGGTTCATTCTTAGTAGAAAACGATTCAGTATGGTCAAGAATTAAGTCAGGAGACTTTAAAGGATTTTCGGTTGAAGGATTATTCAACTATAAAAAAGAAAAGGCTAAGATGTCAAAGGATGAAGAAATTTGGAATAGAATCGTAGAGGTATTGAACGAAGTAGAAATTTAAACGATAAAGTTTAGGCTAAAAATTATTTAAAGACAAACAATAAATTATTTTATGAATTTTTCAGAAGCAATTGAAAAGATTAAGGTAATGTTGGCGGAGGAATCCCCAGCAGTTGCACAAGAAAATGCACCTGAAGCAGTTACGGAATTGAATTTTGATACGTACGATTTAAAAGATGGTACGAAAATCGAATTATCAAGTTTAGTAATTGGTGCAGATGCTATGCTAATGGATGATAATGGCAACACGGCAATGGCTCCGGATGGAGATTATGAATTAGCCGATGGAACTATGATCACGGTCGGAGTTGGTAAGGTTGAAGGAATTTATACTCCGCAAGCCCAAGCATCTACGGCAGAAGAAGCCCCAATGCCGGGAGGAATGGAATCAGATAAATTTGAATCAGTTCAAATAGAAATCGATTATTTGAAAACTGAGAATCAAGAATTGAAAGCCCAATTGGAAGCAATCAATACTAAATTTTCGCAAGGTTTTTCAGATGTGATTATAGCACTTGAATCAATTTCAAAGATGCCATCAAGCGATCCAATTCAAGCACCAAAGAATAAATTTGCTTTGGTAGAAAAGAAGGAAGATAAGATCGCAAGATTTTTAGAAAGAGTAAAAACGTTAAACCAATAAAAAGAAAATAATATGTCATTCGTAGTAAGTTCATTGTCGGATTACACCATTCAGAACGCACAAGAATTGGTGGTTTCCTCAGTTTTGGGTTCCAAGACTGCAACCTTGATTAAGGCCCAAGGTAACGTGATGGTAGGTGTTAAATCTGCTGAAACAATCAACATTATGGATACTGATTCAGTATTCCAGGACGGTGCTTCTTGTGGTTTTACTGCATCAGGTACTACAACGTTCACACAACGTACGATTACAGTTGGTAAAATTAAGGTTAACGAGGCTTTATGTCTTAAAGATTTACAAGCAAAGTATTTGCAACAAGCATTGCCAGCTGGATCACGTTATGATTCAACTATCTTCGCTGCTGAATTTGCACAACGCAAAGCGGACAAGATTGCTGCGGCTTTAGAGGTTGCAACTTGGCAAGGAGATACCGGTTCCGGTACTGCTAACTTGAACAAGTTTGATGGTTTCATCAAGTTAATTGCTGCGGCTTCTGCATCAGTAATTCACGCAAACGCATCAGGATTTTACGGAACTCCATTGGCAGCTTCTGCTGGTATCACTACTTCAAACGTAATTGCGGTAATCGATTCAATCTACCGTGCTATTCCTGCTGAGGTAGTTGCAAAAGATGATACGGCTATCTTTGTTGGAATGGACACTTTCCGTCTTTACACAATCGCATTAAAGAACGCAAACTTGTTTGCTTACAATATCGATACTAAGGCGGATGCTGAATTTATTCTTCCAGGTACAACCATCAAAGTTATTGCTTTGCAAGGTTTGAACGGAACTAATAAATTATATTCTTCTCGTATTTCTAACTTGTTCTTAGGTGTTGACCTTTTAAACGAGGAGGAGAAATTCGAATTATTCTACGCAAAAGAAGCTGATCAAGTACGTTTTGTTTCTGAATTTAAGTACGGTGTGAACTTTGCTTTCCCAGCGGAAATCGTTGATTTTATCTTAGCTTAATAATCCTAATTCGGGGAGATTCATTGGATTGGACTCCCCTTATTTTAATATTTAAATAATAAAATTATGGCTTTAGCATCGTGTGCATTAACCCAATCATATGCGTTGGATTGTCGTGATAGCTTGGGTGGAGTTACCGAAGTATATTTCATTGAGGCCCAAAACGTAACAAGTGTTACGGAGGCTTCCGGTGGAGGTACATTAACTGCGATTACAAAAGTAACATCGAAGGTTTTCAGAAAATATGAATTGGTGCCTGGCACTTCTTCTTTGACTGAAACAATCAACGCAAATCAGCAGAACGGAACGGTATTTTACGCACAAGAATTATCAATCATTTTAAATAAGTTACAAGCAAATACACGGAATGAAATCCTTTTGTTAGCACAAAACAACCTTAAAGCAGTTGTAGGCGATGCAAATGGAAAATATTGGTATTTAGGTCGTGTTAATTCAATTATGGTGTCAGGTGGTAATGGTGCAACCGGTACGTCCCAGGGAGATCGTAGTGGTTATACATTGACTTTCTCAGGTGCGGAAAAGCAAATGGCACCGGAGGTACAAAGTTCCGTAATTTCTACGTTAACAACTTAATAAAGAGAAGTAGTTTGGTTGATTACTTGGGGGAGGCATTGGTCTCCCCTTCTTTATTTATAACTAATTTTCATTTTGCTATTTAGTTGTAAGATGATTTATTTAGAAAAAGGGAAATCAAGTACGATCGTATTAACATTAAGCGAAAAGGCCCAATTATATTCGCCTAATTACCTATTCGTGTTTAAATCAAGAAGCACAAATGAGGTCATCAAATTTATCAAATTAGTTGGAAGTGATGAAAGCCCAAATGAGGATAGATTCAATACGTTTACAATTGCAACAAATACTTATTTTGCCAATTCATTGAAAGGAGAGTGGTCATATTCAGTTTATGAGCAAGCCAGTACATCTAATTTAGATACAAATAAAACGACAAGTTTAATCGAAGAAGGTCAAATGATTTTATCGGATAGTAACGTATTTAGTTTTTCATCTTATAATAATCAAGCAAATACATTTATTGTACGAAATATATGAATGATTTATTTTTTCTTTCCTTTGCGGAGGCGAGACAACCCGAATATAGAGAGAAGAAAGGCGAAGGCGGTGGATACATTGAGTTTGGTGCAAAAAACGATTATCCGAATTATTTGGTAGAGTTATTAAACAAATCTGCCAAGCATAATTCAATTATCAAAAGCAAAGTAAACTATATTACTGGTAATGGTTTTAAGACTAAAGGCGCTGATCCAGTTGGCGAACAATTCATTGAACAAGCTAATCCATATGAATCATTAAATGAGATTTCAAGAAAGGTTTCCATAGACATAGAAACTTTTGGAGGTGCTTATTTAAATATTATTTGGTCAGAAGGTGGCGAAATTGTGTCGAGCATTTACCATTTAGATTATACAAAGGTTCGTACAAATGCAGATAATACGCAGTTTTGGTATAGCGAGGATTGGAATGATCGTAAGTACAAAAAAGACGTTTATAATGCTTTCAACACACAGTTAAGACAAGGAAGCCAAGTTTTATATTTAAAGGAATATCGACCTAACTTAAATGCGTATGCGTTGCCAGGTTATTATGGAGCCTTAAATTATATCGAATCAGATATTGAGATTTCGAAGCACGTTTTGGGTAATGCTCAAACCGGATTTAGTGCATCCAAATTAATTACCTTACCGAATGGCGATCCTTCGGATGATGAAAAAAGAGTAATTGAACGCAAGTTTACAAATCGTTTTTCGGGTGCAGATGGTAAAAAATTCATTCTTTCCTTTACGACTGATCCAAGCAGAAAGCCAATCATTGATGATTTAGGTGCAAGTGATATAACGAAGGAGGATTTCGGGAATGTAGATAAAATGATTCAGCAAAATATTTATGCTGGACATCAAATTACTTCGCCTGATTTATTTGGTATTTCGACACCTGGGCAGTTGGGAAGCCGCCAACAAATGCGAGATAGTTATGAAATTTTTAAAAATACATATGTCAACGATAAGCAAATATTTATTGAACAAATATTCAGTGAACTTGCCAAATTACACGGTGCATCTGAGTCTCTTGAAATAATCCCAGTCGAACCAATCGGATTCGAGTTTAGTGAGCAAGCAATATTAGCCGTTGCACCTAAAGAATGGATTTTGGAAAAGTTGGGAATTGATATGAGTAAATATCAACCTCAAACGGTTGCAGAAACACCACAACCTACGGCCCAAATGAAAAGCAAATTTTCAGAAGATGAAGTAATTAAAATATTCTCTGAATTTGGAGAGGATAAAGACAATTATTCAATCTATAAAACAAGAAATGTATTTGAAGAATCGGCAAATATTGAGTTTGCAATAAATGATATAAACCAATTAGAGGCTAATGTTTTAGATCAGATTCAAAAGCAAAAGCAAATATCAATTGAGGTTATTGCATCGACTTTAAAAGTTGATCCGTCAATGATTGAAACGGTGGTTAAAAACTTAGAAAAAAGGGGGATTTTAACATCAAAGGAAGTTAAAGGTACAATCGAGAGAACATTGGTAAAACCTTTAAGCAAATTAAATGCACCAAAGCCAACGACAACAACCTTCCAGGTACGTTATTCCTATGAGTGGAGACAAGATGTACCGGTAAGTGAAAGGAATACATCGGCACACCCATCACGGCCGTTCTGTGCAAGATTAATGCAGTTGAATAGACTATATTCAAGATCAGAGATTCAAACGATTTCGGCAAGGTTAGGGTATTCGGTATTTGATAGGCGAGGTGGATGGTGGACAATGCCGGATGGAGAGCATTCGCCAAGTTGTAGGCATATTTGGTATGCACAAACAGTTATAAAAAGAGATTAAAAATGAGGAATGTATTATTTATAGGGGCCAATACAATCAAGGAAAGAACCACGGTTCATTCGAATGTTGATGATAAAAATATCTTGTCTATTATCAAGACTACGCAAGATATGATGATACTGCCAGCGTTGGGAACCGGTTTATATGAACGTTTGCAGACCGGTATCACTAACAATGACTTATCAGCTTTAGAATTGACATTACTGAACGATTTTATTACGGATTGTTTGACATATTTTGTCCTCTCTGAATTGCCTTTTGAATTGTCTTATCAGTTTTACAACAAAGGTTTAGTTCGTAAAAGTTCGGAAAATACGGATACTCCATCAATGCAAGATTTGATAGATATATCAAGTAGGTATCGTGCCACGGCAGAATTTTATACTGAACGAATGATCAAGTATTTAAAACAAAATTACAATTCTTATCCATTGTATTTAAATCCAGGTACTGGTGTGGATGTAATGCACCCCGATCACGATGGTTATAAAACTTCGATATTTTTGGGCGATGATTATGACAATCGGAATTTAAGTTTTGAAGAAAGATACCAAGGCGATCACGGAATATGTTAAATAAATTATGCCCAAAGCATTTTCAATAAAAAACATTAATAAACTCAAAGTTTATTTAGAATCAACAAATGGTACGACAATTAACGCTGAATCAAACGGTACAATTAATCAAGGAACTGGGCCAAAGCCACGAGCAAATTGATTCGGTTTACTTTGGAGATCTATGGGAATTTTTAAATACTGATAATGTTTACCCGGCTTTATTCTATTCATTAACCGGAACGCAGATACAAGGCAAGATTTTAACGCATTCATTTTCTTTATTCTTTTTTGATCGAGAGATTCAAGATGAAAAGAATGAAACTGATGTTTTATCGGATAGGTTAATAGTGGCCCAGGATATTTTGTCAATGATGAAAAATCCAACTTTTGATTGGGAGATCGAGGATAATGTAAGCATAGAATATTATACCGAAACCGAAGTTGATTTTTTAAGTGGTGTTAAAATGGATGTAAGTATATCATTTCCGTATTTATCAGATAGATGTACTTTACCGGAAGATTTTAATTATTTAGAGTGGTTAGCAGAATAAAAAAATAACAAATATGGGTTCTTACAAAGTCTTATACGACTATCCTAATTATGCATCATTGCCAGCGGTGGGCGATGTTAGTCGGCTTTATATTACGAACGATACGAATACTTTATATCGTTGGGTAGATGGGGCATATCACTTCTTTACGACTACTTCGGTGCCTTGGGGTAATATCGATGGAGTGTTAACAAATCAAACGGATTTGATGGCAGTATTAAACGGAAAACAACCATTAATTACTGCTGGAACTTCGGCTCAATATTATAGAGGAGATAAGACCTTTCAAACTTTAAATACTACGGCAGTTCCGGAAGGAACAAACCTATATTGGACTGATGCACGGTTTAATACCGGGTTTAGTGGTAAAAGTACGAGCAATTTAACTGAAGGTTCCAATCTTTATTATACGGATGCTCGTTTTGATTCACGTTTATCAACTAAATCAACGAGTAATTTAACGGAAGGAAGCAATTTATACTGGACTAATGAAAGATTTGACACACGTTTAGGACTAAAAACTACATCTGATTTATCGGAAGGTTCGAATTTATACTACACGGATGCACGTTTTGACACAAGATTTAATACAAAAACAACTGATAATTTAACGGAAGGAAGTACAAAATTGTATTATTCATCTTCGAGGTTTAATGCGGACTTTAATAATAAGAATACCGATAATTTGCCCGAAGGGAGTACGAATTTATTTTGGACACCAGCACGATCACGGAACGCAATGACTTTGCTCACGGTTGGAACAAGTGGATTAGCCACTTACAATTCAACTACTGGCCAATTAAACATTCCTCAATATCAAGATTTGCTTGTTAATCCTTTGGTGGGTGCCGGTGCTCAATATTATGTACCAAGATATTCGGGAACAACTTCATTAACTCCAGGTCTAATTTATGACAATGGGGTGTATGTGGGTATAAATCGAACAAATCCATTTTATACATTAGATGTAAACGGAACGTTAAACGTTCAAGGAGTTTCTATTTATCGAAACTTGGCTGGAACTGGCGAAAGATTAGTTTATGTAGATTCAACTGGAACTTTAACTCCTGCAATTATTGGAAGTGGTTTATCTTTAACATCAGGAACATTAACAGCAACGGGTACGGCTTCGGGATCAATTGGAGGAAGTGGAACAATTGGATATATTCCTAAATTTTCGGGAACGGCTGCGATTACTAATAGTAACATTCAAGATTCGGGTTCACTTATTACATTAGGCTCTAACACGACTATAAACGGTAGTATTACAAATTCAGGTACACAGCCAAGCATTGGTACTTCATCACTTCCATATGGAACAATGTTTATTATTAATTTAAGGGCTGATACAAATTTATCTTTAGGAGCTGGATATGGAACAAGTGGAGAAAATGGACTTAGAATGTTTTCATCTACAAGAAATATTGTTATTCAAAATGGAGGAACATTTACCGATTTAGGGCAAAGGTTACAAGTTACTGGAACAAGTTATTTTACTGATAGTTTAGGAGTTGGAACAACATCATTAACGGGTTACGTTGTAAACATTGCTAAAAACATAACGGGTGCAACAACGGCATATGGAGTAAGAAGTCAAGGAACGGTTCAATCAGATGTAACTACATTAGTAAGTAATTACGGTTCATTAATGAACACGGCTGCGGCTTCATTTACTTTGACTGACTTTGTGCATCATCGTTCAATGCAAGGCACAATAGGTTCGGGAAGTGCAGTGACTAACCAATATGGTTATTTTGCTGATTCTTCGATGACTGGTGCAACCAATAATTACGGATTTTACGGTAATATAGCATTAGGTACTAATAGGTATAACTTGTATATGAATGGTACTGCTAATAATTATTTAGCAGGTTCATTAGCTATTGGTGGATCGCCTGTAAATGGACAATCTTTAAATATTGTTAAAAATATTACAGGAAATGCTTACGGATTTGGAATTGTTCAATCTGGACAAATCCAGTCAGATGTTACAATACAAGGATATGGCTATATTAATCAATTAAGCACACAAGCCTCATCATTTACATTACCTGATTATTTTCATTATTTTGCACAACAACAAACTATTGGTGCTGGTTCAACAGTAACAAATCAATATGGTTTTAATGTTTCTTCGAGTTTAATTGGTGCAACTAATAATTACGGATTCTACGGAAGTATTCCAAGTGGTAGTAATAGGTGGAATATCTATATGAACGGAACGGCTAAGAACTATTTAGCTGGTTCTTTGCTCATTGGTTCAACAACTGATGCTGGATATAAGTTAGATGTTACAGGAACTACAAGATTACAAGGTGATACAAGTATTTCTTCAGGAGGTTTAGGGATTGGTACAACAATTTTAAATTCTCATTCTTTAAGAATCAGTAAATCTATTACTGGTTCAGTAGGTTGTTATGGAATTTCTCAAACTGGTATAGTTCAAAGTGATGTAACATCTAATACATATGGATATTTTAACCAAAGTAATACACAAGCAACTGCATTTACTTTAGGAGAATATAATCATTATTTTGCTTCACAAGGAACAATTGGTAGTGGTTCTGCAATAACAACACAACAAGGTTTTGTAGTAAATTCTAATTTAACTGGTGCAACAAATAACTACGGATTTAGAGGTGTTATTGGAGCAGGAACAAATCGGTATAACATCTATATGGATGGAACTGCACAAAACTATTTGGCTGGTGCATTATCTATAGGAGTTTCTACGGCAAATGCTTCTGCATTGCTTCAAGTAGATTCAACAACACAAGGAGTATTATTCCCAAGGATGACAACTACTCAAAAGAATGCAATTTCTTCCCCGGCAACGGGCTTAGTAATATTTGATACCACACTTGGTAAGTTATGCGTATATTCTACAACTTGGCAGACAATTACATCAGTTTAATATGGCAAATAAAAAGATTAATCAATTAGTTACTAAATCAGCCATTGGCACTTCCGATTTATTTATGATTGGAGATGCCTCCACGGGGCAGTTATATAAAAAAACCATTGCTGATCTACAAGCCACAATAACCGGTTCGATTTCGGGAAGTGGATCAGGTGGATATATTACCAAATTTACCGGATCTACTGCCATAGGTAATTCGGTAATGTATGAAAGTTCTTCACGCATAGGAATTGGAACAACTACACCTAATTATATTCTTCAAGTAAGACCATATTCAAATTTAAACTTTGCGATTGGCTATGGCGATTGGGTGACTACTGGAGATTCAATTATCTTTAAATCGATTAACGATGCAAACAACGCTGTAACTCCAATAATTTTTAACGGTTCTAAAATTGGTTTCTTTAACGGAGCAACTGAAAAGGTTTCAATTCAGAATTCGGGCCATTTATTAGTAGGTCAAACTACTGATGATGCTTATGCTTTAGATGTTGCCGGAACCATTCGAGCCACGGTGGATATTGTGATAACTTCCGATAAAAGACTAAAAGAAAACATTGTTACAATTGATAACGCACTTGATAAAGTTTGTTCGTTAAATGGGGTTTATTACAACCGTATTGATATTAAAGACGGTTCACGAAAAATTGGATTTATTGCCCAAGAAGTAGCAAAAGTGGTGCCTGAGTTAGCAACATTAGATTTTAAAGGAACATACGGAGTAAATTATAGTATTGCCACGGCTTTACTTGTGGAGGCTATTAAAGAATTAAAGGCAGAAATTGAAATATTAAAGTCTAAATAATGGCATTACCATCATCGGGTACAATTTCATTAACTGATATAAAGGCAGCGATTCCTTCATCATCCAATTCCTTAAAACAATTGTCAATAGATGCCGGATTTACAACTACGTTTAATATGTCTCAATTCTATGGATATAGCGGAGGCCCAGTCGTATCATATCCACAAACCTATTACGTTTTAAAATAATGGCATATTCAAGCATAAGTGATGCGAGGACAAAATTAATCAATCCCGAAACTCAACAAGATTCGGCGATTTTATATGCAAATAATAATTTGCTTGATAATACAACCATTTTTTACATTAATCCTGGATTAACAACTTTAGCACCTTCCGGAAATTATGTTATTCCTTCGCCACAATTTAGATCGTATTATGTGACACTTGGAAGTGATGGCAAAATTAGCGGATCAAAAACTGAATTGATTTTATCCGGTGTGGATACAAGTTGGGTGGATGATTACATTGCTGATTATAGTACCGGTTCCTTTATTCCTAATGATAATTTTGATTCAGGTAATGTTGGTACAAATTTATCAATCAATGGTAGTCTATTAGTTACGGATGCTTATTGGTCATCAAGATCATATGCACATTCTAAGAAATGGGTAATTGATCAAGGCGATTTAGTTTCAACGGCATTGACTAACATTGATGTATCGGCGATGAAAGGATATGATCTTCGTTTAATGACTGGAGAATGGTATCAAAATACTAAAGGAGGTACAACAACTGCGGGATTTACTGGTGGTAATTTTATTTCTGCTATTATTCACGTTGCGGAAGATTTAGCACGGACAACCGTTGAAGGCCGA